CTGCTGATGTCGTGATTCTCAGAGGGGTAACGTCATTAAACAAGCCACTGTCTTGGTTGATGTAGTATTTAAGAGATGTGCCAATGCCTATCAATCGGCTGTTATCTAATGCCACCCAAGGGTGCATAGCTCTTGCCGTACCTAAGTAAGATGCTGTGGTGAACTTTAACCAACCACCAATCTTCTCAGGCATACCAAAGCGAAAGCGTACCTTGTCTATGTCAAACCAACCGCCCTCGTTAGTGTAAGAGGTAGTCTCTCTGTTGACACCTGGTTTGAATTGGAGTTTGGTTAGTGGCATCTAGCATCCTATGCGTTAAGTGCGTCTAAATCATCCCAAACACGTTGAGCGTGTGCAGCCGCATCAAAAGCGGTTGTTGCACCTGGATCTTCCTCTGTTGGTGCAGGGTCTGTCCAACTATTTGCTGATGCTTGAGCAGTAAGGTATGTCTGTAAATTATCTTTAGATGTTATTTCCTCAATTGCACCAGAAATATCTGAACCATCAGCCGATATGCCGATCATAATCCAATCTTGTGGACTAGCCGTACCACTATCTGCAACAGGATACATACCGCCTGTTGATTGCGTTACACCAAACTTTAACCAAGTTGGTATAGTGCCGTCACTTTCTAGTCTGTACTTTACTACTTTGTGTGCCATTTTTCTTATCCTCTAGCTGTGGAGTGTTAGTCAGAGATGTTCTGTCCATGATATCAAAACCACGGCTGTTTGCAAAGTCTCCAGGGCAATCTGCCCATTTTTCTGCACAAGCCTCTAACCACTGAACCGTGTGGTGATGCTCTGGTGCCTTACCTTGTTTGATGATTTCGTTTTCCCACTGCAAATAAGAAAAGACTTCAGCCTGTGCCTGCGCTGCATTGATCCCTAGATCAAACACATAAATAAGATTACCTTCATCTATCTGACCATTACGACTTCTAGCTGCATTCAAAGCTTGCTTCATGCAGGTCATAATGTGGTACTTAACTTCTTCGCGCTCATAGTCTTCTTCGGTAAGCTCGTCCTTGCCGATCTTCTTCATCAGGTTGTCATACTGATTAGTAAAGAAGTTTAGCTTACGAACCGCAGCTTCTACATATCCACGAGAGCTTGCCGCCTGTGCCTGCTTTTCGTTAATCTTAATCTCAAGCATCTCACGTTCAAGATCATCATCTTCTTCTAGGAGCTTACGCTCTAGCTTCTTGAGCTTTACTTCTTCCTTCTTCATCTTGAAGTAGCCCTCTTGCAAAGCTGCTTTTGTCTTTTCTATCTCAGCAAGACTGTGCTTTACGGACCGTATAGGTGTGATCGCAGTTACATCTAATGTAACACTCATCATCTGTGAATGAGACTTATAGAAGTTGCTAGATGCCTGTGCGATTGCAGGAGCTTTTTCTGCAATGTTTGCCAACATAGATTTGTATTCAGGCTTCGCTTGTGGAAGCTGAATCTTAATGTCAGGCGTTGTTAACGCGATTTCATTTGTGGTATCTTTTGGCATTATGATGGTTTCGTTGGCATGGTGTGAGTATGAGGCCATCCTGATGCAGTTGGCAAGTCTCTAAGTGCTTTGCGATATGTAACCCACTCAGCTTTTTTTTCTGTGCTCAAAGCGGTGTCAGCCATCTGTGTCCAATCAGATTCAGAAAGTAACGACGTTCGAGTAGACCTTTGGGCTTCAGCCGCATCAGCGTCAATACGAGCGCGGTACGCTGTGGTTTGTGCGTCAACCGTTTGCACCTTACCATCATCGTCTGTGTATTCTGTAAACACTGGCCCAACAGAATTGACTGTCATCCAATTGCCATCAGAATCTTTTGCTACACCAGACCTAAAACTAAACTCGTAAGGCGGGGTAGTTTTAGCTTGAGCACTTTCCATAACAGGATCTGCACCAAGACCATCTAGACGTTCTGCTGTGAGCGTTGGCTCTAGAACAGGTCGAGTTTTCTTGTGCATCGTGCGAAAAGTTATTTCCGTTACCACCTCTTCCGTGTCTCTTATTCTTATTAGTCCCATGACTAAACTCCTTTATGTTGCAATAGCGTAGAAGATGTAAGTTGAACCGTTGGTATTAAGACCCCCTAAAGCTGTTGTGACAGTAAAACCTGCGTTATATGGGTCGATAGCATCATAAGATGTAAACTCAGTTTGCTGATCGTTTAAGTATAGGAAAGGATCATTACCCGCCACAATTCCACGTTTACTATCAAATGTAAACCAACTATCTCCAGATGCACTTGACCTCTTAATCAGTATAAATCGGGCTCCTGACGTAAACCCACAATCTACATTTACAGCACTGCTTGAACCTGTGTAACTTCCAACTTTACTTACCCCTGCTACTGTAGCGAACAAGTAAGCTATGTAGGTTGTATTATTAGCGTTTGTGCCTCCGTTTGTGCCTACAGTAAATACAGAGCTAGAAGGGGCGGTATCATTCCATATACTAGCATTGTCAATTTCGTCATCTGTTCTGTTTAGTTGTAAATAATAATCTTCTGGAGAAGAACCACCGTTCATCCCTTTATGATATACATGCCAACTATCACTCGTGCTTCTTACCTTTACCCACATCATCTCAGGCACTACACCAAGGTTATGGCTAACAGTTCTATTGCTTCCCGACCCCGTGTAACAAACAACGTCAAAATAGCCTCTGGCTCTTTTCCACATCCATCCATAATAAGCAGTATTACTTCCAGTTGAATTATAAACGCCATTCATAAAGTCATACTTCAAATTGCTATCAGATGCTTCACCACTTGTAGCATTAGTTTGCATATATTTTGGGCCTGTTAAACGGCTTGAAATGTACCCTGGTGATCCTCCTGTAGACTTTTCAAAATACATATCCACTGGAAAAGTTGATCTATAGGCAGGTGCTTTACTGTCTCCTGCTTCACCATTTGTAGATATAGCAAACACCTGACTCGCATCAGTTGGTGCAGCTTGAGGTCTGCGTATTGCCATGTAGATGTAGTTAGCAGAGGCTGATAGTTGTCCATCAAACTCAAATCCTGTAGATGTAGGAAACCCTCTAGTAGCTGCAAATCCACTTTCTGCATTGTCTGTATCAGCATATAAAGGGTTCCAAAATCTATCGTTGTAACCCCTCATAATATCCATTAATGTCCAATTAGACGTTCCATCATAACGCTTTATCATCAACCATTGCGGCTCAAATCCAAGAGTAACGCTTGCATCACCACTGCTATCCGTAGAAAAACTCCCACACTTGATAATATCTTCATCTTGATCTGGGCCGAACTCACCGTCATTGTTGTTGTGTGAGAAAAAATAAGCTACATATGTATCTCCAGATTTATTTGCATCTACGCCTGTTCCTGTTGCTGATACTTGTAGCCGATAATCGCCTGACGATTCTACATATGCTCGTCCATTAGTTTCGTTTGATGATTGAGATTGATTAGTATTATTTAAATGCAAATTATACGCTGAACTATCCATTAAGGGATACCACACTAACCAATTAGAACTTGCACTGGTATTTTTTACAAAGACCATTCCAGGCCTCTGCCCTAAATTATGCGAGACTTTTTTTGAAAAATCACTAGAACCATCCCCCGTATACGTCACAACGTCAAAAAATTTAGTCTGCTTCCGAAATGTAAAACTGACGTACTCAGTTCCATAACTCGCATTAGTTCCATTTTCAAAAAGGTTTGCTCCTAGTGTAAAACCATTAGAGTTAAAAGATTGTAACCCATCAGACTGAGTAGATGCTCCGTTAGTACTGGCAGTGCCTGCAAAAATACGACCTCCATTTGGGCCTGTTCCACGTGCTGTATCATAAATAGTGTGGAACGCACTAGAGCTTCCATCTCTAGATTTTAACCAGACCAAACCACCTTCTGTAAGGTCAATGCCGTTATTAATTGCCTGGTTAGCACCAGTTCCGTCATATAAGAATGTTGAAAAAACATTTTCCGCATTAGTAATAACATTCCCAACCGTAGGCCATTTTTCTTTCTTCTGTAGCTCTACAACTTCGTCTATTGACCACACCCCTGGAGCAGAAGTTGTCTGTAGGTTATTAG